TTTTCCTGTTCCTAGTTTGCCAAAAACGGTGTCATTTAGAATGAGTGTCGAGTTAAGCGACGCGCCCGAAATGTAATAAGTCCACCTTGACGACTCGGGCGTTGCCGTCATTGCGTAACCTTCAATAATGCCATAATAGGTTGTTCCACGGAACTTAATCGGCACTTGCATACCGATGAGTAGCGCGGTAGGTACGCCCATATTATTTAACTTAAACGTGTTTTGTGCCTCAGATAAACAAGAAATAGACGATATTTGCACGTCCGTTGTCGAGTATTGAGACAACATAAAATTAGCCAAGTTTTGGGCATTAGCGACCGAGCTGCTAAACGTGTTGAAGTTGAGCGACCGGTACGGCGCGGAACCGCTCTGCACTGTCTGGGCGGCCACGGCCGTCGGGGTCACGGTGACTTGCGTGTAGTAGTTGTCGCCAAACGCCGAAAACTCTATGTTGTCGTAAACTTGGTTTGTGGCGTCGTTAGCGGTATCAGAAAACGATGCTGAAGAAGCGACAATGTCGCCTGGGCCGTAAACAATTACAGCTGCTGCTTGTGCCATTCGCCCGTTAATAGTGCGTATGTACTGTGACAGCCATTCGCCATAAGTGTTTACGACGTTAGAAGCCGACACCACTTGGGTTGCCGCGTTGGTTTGTGGGTTGATGGTTAGCGAGCTGTAAGTGCCAATGTCAGTCGCAACCGTTGTAAAAGTGCCGCCCGAGATTGCTTGGTTGAAACCTTGAAGCCGCCCAAAACGCGCATAGTAAGACTCGCAAGAAATGTTAATAAAGTCAGCGTTACCAACACCGCCAGCGTACGGTATGCCATAGTTGACACTGACGCCCGAGATATAGCCGGCGTACACAAACTCGTTAGAAGCGTCGTGTTTGACTCGAATAAGTGAGCCGGGTACAAGTCCTGTTATTGGGCTGGCGTAGCCGGTCGGGTAACGGATTACGAGCTGGGCGGTGTCTGCTGAGTAGTCGTCTAGTTGTTTTTCTCTGCCGCATTTCATGGCAAACGAGACGACGTTAGACAAAGTAACTATCGTGCCGGGTGTCGACGCGAGCGAGTAGGAAACGGTGTAAGTCTGTAAAGCCATTACGGGTTAGTTATCTTTATGGGTACCGCCCCGTTTTGCCGCATGTAGGCGCGCAGCGCGCTTACTGTTGCGTTGGGGTCACCGCCGTTTACGTTGATGGTCACGTTTGTTGTTTCGTTTGCTACGCGGGTGCCGTCCATGTTTGGGGTTGCGTTGATGCTGCCGAGCACTGGCCCGAATGGGTTTGTTTGTAGCTGCGGGGTGCCGCCACCCATGACGGTGCCAACGTTTTTGTTGAACTGTTCGCCGAGAGCCGCGGCGCTGGCGGGGTCTACCGCAAACTTAAGCAAAAACTCTGTGTTTTCTATGACACTATTAACGCCGTTAACTATGGCTTGGGCTTGGTCAACACCAGACTTGAACCATTTATCGGCAGTCAACTTTGCGACACTGTCCGCAGCTGCGTTAATAGTTGTAGAAATGCCTTTCAGGCGGTCTATGGACGCTTTACCGCCGGCAAGTAGCCCGTTGATTATCTCTAGGCCTACGTCTGCCCCAGAGTCAAGAATGGACTTCAAGAGTGCGGGGTCGTCTAGCCCGGCTGCGATAAGTTGTTCTATGCCGGTTGAAAGTTTGCCAGCCTTGGCGGCTTGCTCGTCGAGTACACCAAAGAATGTTTTTGCGCCTTTGCTGTCGGCTGCTGTAGTCCAAGCATCGCCAACGTTAAATATGCCGCGCACCACATCTCGGGTCGCGTTATAGAAGTCGTTGTAGGTGTCGGTTGCCTTGGTCAGTTGCTCATTAGCGCGCATAAGCGCGGGCGCAAACTTATCTTTAACTAGCTGTGCTGCGTCTTCTAATGCGCGGGCGTAATCTTCCGCAAGTGCTTTTGCTGCCTCTTTTGCTGCCTCTGCTTGCCGTTTAAGTTTTGCGGTATGCGCTGCCGCTTTTTCTTTGGCTTTATCGTTTGCGATGCCGGCTGCCGTGGCGGCCTTGCCGGCGGCTTCTTCAGCTGCCGCCATTTTGTCTAGGCGTTCTTGGGCTAGGACTGGTGCCATGTCAAGCGCGTATTTGCGAAACTCGCTTAGGTTACGTGAAGCGACTGGCCCCATGACAGAAACAAGGTTCATGGCCTTAGCCATTTCGCGCATTGAGTTAACTGAAAAATCTATCGCCTTAGCGAGGTCTGGGCCAATAGTTTTCTTTAATTCTGTTATACGAAAATTAGTCTTACCCCAAGACACGTCGTTAGCGAACTCTTTAAGGCCGTTTCCTAACCGGGTAAACATGTTACGTGTGCGTACCAGCCCGTTATAGAGCTTGCCTTGTGTTGTTACTTGCCCGTCTGCACTGGTTGTTGCTTTTAGGAAATTGTCTTTGATTGAACTAAGTACGCCGCCTAAACCTTTTTGGCCGTAAATGTCCACCAGTTTTGTGACATTCCGTAGTAAAGAGTCAACAATGGGTAACACTTTGTAGCCGATAGTTTCTACGAACTCGTCAAAACGTATTTTGACGTTCTTTAGGCGGCCTGCAAAAGTGTTCATGTTTGCAGCTGCCGCGCCCCCGAATTGTTCCGTTAACGCTTTTTGTGCTGCCGCAAAATCTTTAGTTTTAATTATGTTGTCGTCGAGCGGGATACCCAACTTCTTTAAGCTCGTAAAATTGCCGTCGTACGCACGCCCAATAGCGGTGCTGACAGCGGTTAAATCCTTACCAGTTGCTATTGCCGTGTCGACACTTAAAGTTAAAAGGTCCTGGGCTTTTTGAGCGTCTTTTGTGAACCTCACCAAGCCCGACAAAGCCGGTCTAAGTTCGTCGTCGGTTACGTTTGTGGCTAATTGGGTTTGGTCTACGAACCTAGCCATGCTGGCCGTTACTTCATCGTTAGCGCCAAGTGTGCGTTTTAACTGTTGGGCTAAAAGGTTTGCGCTTTTTTCGTCTGCTGCTGCTGCCTTGGCTGCCATACCGAGACCGCCGGCAAGTGCAGTAACCGCGCCAGCTGCGGGCAACATGGCTTTTTGTAACAGAAACCCGCTCTTGGCACCAAAACCTTGCAGGCTCTGAAACTCTTTTTTGGCGCTGTCAAAACCTTTAGTGTTAAGGCTTGAGATAATGGGGATATTGATAGCCATGGTTAGCGCGTCCTAGTCGTAACAAGATTACGGTTAACAATAGTCATAACCTGAGCAACTATCTTGCCTACCTCGTCCTCGACGGCTGGTAACACGCTGTTGGCTGCGGGTTCAAGAGCGCGGGGTGCGGTACGTGGGCCGACGGTCTCGCCTTCAGCTTCAAGGTTGGCAACAAACTGGCCGCCGCCTCTGATGCCTGCATGGTCCCAGATAGCCCCGGCAACGTCCTTTTGCTGTAGTACAAGCAACTGGTATTGCGTCGCCTTAAAATCGGCTGTACGGCCGTTAGAGAACCTTACAGTGCGTGCACGCTGACCACGTTTGCCAACCACGGTACGTATGCCAGCTAGGACGCGCTCACGTTTCCACCCGGTACCGTCGCGGCCTTTAATCATGTTGCCATTCACCATGCGCGAAAGCGGGCTAGCCGTCGGAATAAACGAGCGGGCCGCAGTCACAAGTTTGGTGCCAGCGCCAGATTGAATGTCTTTAGTAATCTGCCGGCGTAAAACGCGGTCAACTTTGTTAATTTCCGCTAAAGCCTCTTGGATACCGTAAACCTTGTAAGACGCGTCAGCGGGCATTTTGTTTACGCTGCCTTTCAAGTACATCTATAACGGTGGCTAAGTCTGGTAACTCAAAGTCTACACTTGGGGGCCACCAGCCCGTGTGTAATAAAAGCTCTGCTAACTGTCGCCGGATAGTTCCGGCACGGTAAAAGTTGCCGGCTCGCTGTCCACTACTTCTAGGTTCTCAATAGTGTTTATAAACGCGTCGAGCGATGCGGGCACAATGATGCCGGAGCGTTGGCTGGCCTCGTAAGCCATGAAGGCTAAGTCTTCCATGCCAACGCCCGAGCCTAGGTCACTGGCGCGGCGCTTAAAGCGCCTTTCCCATGCGACAATGACAGCTAGGTTAGTGGTTACCTCGTAGGCGTCTTCGTTTTGTCGTTGTACTTTTAGCCTTAACTGCATGTCGGGCTACCTTTCGGGTTAGTTGTTATCAGGTTACGTCTACGGTGAGTACTCCACCAGTGATGACGATATCCATAGTGGCAAGTTCGCCCATTGACGCGTTCATGACTGGCAGTGTTTCAAGGTATCCGCCAACAAGTGTGAAGCCCGGGTTTGTGGCTGAGTATGTACCGGGTACCGTTGGCGCAGCTGGTGAAACAATAATGCTTGCAATTTGTGTACCAACCAAAGTACTAAGAGTAATCCAAGACTCGCTTGCTGCGTAGCTTGCAAACATTGTGATAGTTAACTCGTTTGCCTGTAGGCCAGCAGTGTAAACGCGGGCAGTACCACCAAATGCAGTGGACTCTAAAGCCTCAATGGTTTGGTTAAGTTGCACGCTTGTGCACTGGTCTGACAAGTCAACAGCGCCAAAAAGCACGTTTGGATTTGATAGGTAAGTACTGGTTGCCATGGGGTTTACTCCTCGGGTGTTTCTTCTGCTTCTGTTTTAGCAGATTTTGCGGGCTTAGTGTGTGATTTCTCGACAATGAAACCGCCAGCCAAAAGGTAGGCGACGTCGTAGCCGTCTGGGTTGAAAGGTTCGCCGACTACGCCGACTCGGGGACTGTTAACAATGTACATATTTTCCTAACCGGTTTGGGCCTGCATGGCTATGGTCAAGTCGTAGGCCGGATACTCAGCACCGCCAATAATGGCGATGGTTGGGCGGCCGTCCTGCACTCCAACTTTAGCGCCAATAACTTTGGCGGCAAGGTTCATAAGTGAGCGTTGGGCGTCTAGGTTGTTTGGGCCAAGAGTGATGCAGCGCACGGGGAACAACATTTTTACTATGTTGAAGTTAAACGCCTCGAATGTTGGCGCGTCAATAAATACACATGGCGGCACAAGGTTGCGCGGGTCGTTGACCACTTGTAGACCGCTAACGGCGGTGAGCGTTGCTACTAGGTCGTCTAGAGCCTCGTTAAAGAGGTCTGTAAAGGTCACTGGCATGCGCTAGGCCACTTGCGGTCTGTCAATGCCAAGCAGTTGTTTAATGACGCCTGAGAGGCCTGTAACGGTTACCGCGCCACCGTCGCCAAAACTAGCGAAGGAGTCAATGCTGCCACGCTGTCTATATAACATTCCCCCATATTGGATAGTTCCTAAGGCTACGTCACCACTTGGGACAGTGCTTGGGCTATCTATCCAGCCGGACTCTTGACGTCGGCGAAACGCAAAAGCGTTTGCAGCTGACGCGCACTGAGTTAAGAATGTTGTATCGGCCACGGTCGCGGTACCAATGCCTAACCAGTCCTCAATGTTTGCAGCTGTAATCCAAGTGCATGTAGGCGCATACGTAAGCGTGCCGGTGGCTGGGCCGCGCTCGACGTCTGCCGCCGTCAACTTAAACAAGACTTGGTTTTGTATTGGCAAGTCGTAGTTGTAAAGCAGGTCGCCGTATTCGTCTACGCCTAAATAATAAAACTGCGGGCAAGCATAGACAGTGCGCGTACCGTTGAATGTTGCGTCAACGGCCGCGACTGTGATGCTGTCGCCGGGTTGTACCAGCGCGTTAGTGAGCAGTTGCAATACGCCGTAGTTGTCAGCGATTTGCTTGTGCGTAATTGTGTAAACCGCCATGGCGGTAGCCCGCCTTTCGGGTTATGCGTTTACGAGCTTGACAAACTTGGTTGCGTCTGCCATAAAGACAGCTGCGTAACCACGGAATGCGATAGTGCGGCCAAGCGTGCTTGGCACGTCCACTGAAATTGCGCCTTTCATCTGCTCGTAGAACTCGAAGCCCGCAGCTGCACCAGCGGCGTGACCAACTACACCGGAAAGTGTGCCGGTCGTGGTTCCGCCAGACATGTTTTTGTCAACTACAAGCGACAAGCCCAATGGGTTGCCGTTCCATGAAGTTGCAGACTGTGTGCCGGCTGCGTTGTAGCCACCAAGTCCGGGTGCGCCAACAAATGGAAACACTGGGCGGTTGTCGCCGTCTACGGCCATACCAAGTTTTGCCCATGTCACGGGTGACACGACGTAATGGGTTGGCAAATAGTTGCTGGTGTTTGAGATTTGAAACGCTGCACCGTAAACGGCCTCGACGATGTCTTGGCCCGAGAAACTGGCCAGCGTTTCGGTTTGTGTGGTTTGTGCTACCAACTGGTCTACTGCGTAGTTATCCGTGGCCTGTCCGTAGGCGATTGATAATTGTTCTAAAATGATATTGATTGAAGCGGGGTCTGACCAGTCCAAGTCTTGTTCGGACACGGTGACATATGTTCCAAACGTGAGCTTGCTGATATCCGTATTTGACACGGTGACAGTTGATGGGTCGAGCGCGTTGAGCTGGCCGGTTGGCTGCTCTGTAACTGTTGGACGTACCGTAATTTTTGGCCGGCGGAAAGTTGCGCCAGCGGTTGGCATTGCTTTTGTACCGATAGCAGATACAAACGGGCGGATAGGATTAAGCCCATCGTAAACGCTGCCCGTAATGATTTCGGGCAAGATACCGGGTGTATCGGCGGTGGTGATGTTTGGCGCAGCTGCGTGAATGCGTGCATTCATCTCAGCAAAAACGCTGCCGCCTGCTGCCATTGCTGCAATGTATTCGCTAGGTGCTGGCAACTTAAATTGTGGTTTAGCAGTTGCCCACAAAGGAGCTGTAGGTGTTGATGCCTCTACTACTGGTGCTTGGTTTTCCGACACGGTTAACTCCTCTTGGGTTTCTGTGGTTTCTTCTTCGGTTTCGTTCTCGTCGGTGTCGGGTTCCGTCTCTACTGATGTTATATCAGACTGCGCAGCAATTTGGTGGATTTTCGCATCGGCAAACGCGCCTTCGGAAACCATGCTTAACTCTGACCAGATAGCGGCAGTTACGTGCATAACGCCGTCTACCATTGTCCACTCTGTCGGGGTTGCCCCAACTGAGACCGAGTCAAGCACGCCGTCTTGTGCGAGTGTGAGACTTTCGTCGCCAGCGCGAGTGGCTGAAATACGCGCTGCAAACATGACGCCTTCGGGTGTTTCTACGCGCTCGGTCACAATGCCAATGGGCTTTGTCGAGTCGTGGTACTGCATAAGTTTTGGCGCGGGGCCGTCAACTGGCAAACTACCCGGCATAAAAAGTACTTCTTGCCCGGTACTGGTACGTGCGGCCACGTTATATGGCGCGGCTA